GAGTATACAATCCTTAATAAATAAACAATAATTGGTGTATTAATGTGCCTTTAGAACGGGTTAGTCAAGGATTTAAGGATATAAGTATGTCATTTCAGGCAAATCCCCTGAATGATGACCTCATTGTGCTTAAAAATGCGAATGCGATTGCACGTTCTGTAAGAAATATTGTGTTCACATTGCCTGGAGAGAAGTTTTTTGAACCAACCTTTGGTTCTAGGATTACTGAATCACTATTTGAGAACATTGATGACATAACAGCATCTATTATTATTGATGAATTACGTGAATCTATAGAAAACTTTGAACCAAGAGTGCAATTGATCGATGTGAAAGCATTTCCAGACTATGAAAATAACACTTTTGATGTAACTATTGTATATGAAATCATCGGAATTGAAATTCCAGCACAAGAATTACAATTTGTATTGCAGTCAAGTAGGTAAAAATGCCATTAGCTAATTTCTCTAACTTGGATTTTGACCAAGTTAAGACAACTTTACAAGAATATCTTAAATCAAACTCGAATTTTACCGATTACGACTTTGAGGGATCTAACCTTTCAACGCTTTTAGATGTTCTGGCATACAATACTTACATTACTTCTTATAATGCGAACATGATCACCAATGAGGTGTTCATTGATACTGCAACTTTAAGAGAAAATATCGTTTCGTTAGCAAGAAACATAGGTTATGTACCCCGTCCCAGACAAGCAGCAAGGGCAACTGTATCGTTCTTTGTAAATACTAGTGGAATTAACCCTGCACCTGCTACACTAACCCTTAAGAGGGGTCCTGTGGCAGCATCCTCAAGTTCTTTTGGTGGTCAATCCTTCGTTTTTTCGATTTTAAGTGATATTACGGTTCCAGTCTTTAATGGAATAGCAGAATTTAACGATGTTGAGGTTTTTGAAGGTACACTTCTGACACAAACCTTTACTTATTCATCAAGAATTCCAAATCAGAAGTTTGTTTTACCAAATATTGGAGTTGATACTGATTTAATTACCGTTTCTGTACGTCCAAACGAAGCATCTACTACAGAAACAAAATATAGTGTTCAAAATAGTCTTTTTGATTTAAAATCTGACTCAAAAGTTTATTATTTACAAGAAATTGAAGATGAAAGATATCAAATATTCTTTGGAGATGGAATTTTTGGAAAAGCACTCGAAGATGGCAACTTCATAACCATTAATTACATCATTTCTGCTGGAGATTCTGCAAATGGACTAAGTTCCTTTAATTTTGCAGGTAGAATTGAGTATACACGTAATGCTTCCACTTATACTATCAGTGCTGGCATCTCTTTAATGACTACTGGACTCTCTGCATCGGGTGGAGAGACAATTGAGTCTGTAGAATCGGTTAGAAAGTTTGCTCCAAGGATTTATTCGTCTCAAAACAGAGCAGTTACGTCAAATGACTACGAATCTTTAATTCCAGCAAGGATTTATCCCGAAACTGAGTCAATTTCCGTTTTTGGAGGTGAAGATTTGATTCCTCCTCAATTTGGAAAGGTCTTTATTAGCATAAAACCAAGAACTGGTGACTTTTTACCAAGTTTGATCAAAGAAAAGATAAAATTAAAGTTAAAGAAGTATGCAGTAGCAGGAATTGTACCAGAAATACTCGATTTGAAGTATCTTTACCTCGAAATTAATACCAAAATATATTATAACACCAATCTTGCTCCCGATGCTGCATATGTTTCCACATTAGTCCAAAATAATGCAGAAAAATATGCGGAATCTTCAGACATGAATAAATATGGTGCTAGATTTAAGTATAGTAAGTTTTTAAACATTATTGATCAGAGTAATGAATCAGTAACTTCTAATATTACGACTGTTTACATAAGAAGAGATATTAGAGCAGTCTTAAATGCTTTTGCGGAATATCAAATTGGTTTTGGAAATGCATTTCATATTAAGAGTATGAGTGGATATAACATCAAGTCGTCAGCATTTAAAATAGCTGGAATAATGGATGATGTGTATATTTCTGATCTACCTAATACTAATAGGTTAAATGGATCATTATTTTTATTCACACTTCCATCTATAGAATCACAATCTCCTACTATCATAAGGAGAAATATTGGAACTATTGATTATACAAGTGGAGTTATTACTATCAACCCAATTAATGTCCAATCGGGAATGCTAAAAGATGGTCAAACAATTATTGAGATTTCAGCATGTCCTCTTTCCAATGATGTGATTGGATTACAGGATCTTTATTTGCAACTAGATATTAGTAACAGTTTATTTGAAACCGTTGTGGATGAGATTGCTTCTGGATTAGATCCATCAGGTTCCAATTATATTACTTCTTCAAGTTATGCGAATGGTAGTTTAGTTCGTGCAGGTGGTCGTAATAGTGATATAACAACCACTAATACATCTTCTGTACCTAGCACTAGTGGTAGTAGTGCAACTACTCCTTCATCATTCTCTGGCAGTACATCATCTGCTGGTTCATCTTACTAAGATAATAGAAATATCCAATGACATCAAAAAGAGTTAAGTTTAGTAACATAGTTCAGAACCAACTTCCTGGATATGTAAGGTCCGATTATCCTTTAGTCGCAGATTTTTTAAAATCATATTATCAAGGACAAGAATATCAAGGTGGTCCTCTTGACTTAATTAATAATATTGACCAATATGTAAAAATAGATAATCTCACCAATCTTACATATTCTGTTGGTTTAGGTGCAACTGTTGGAATTGCTAGTGATGCAATTGATATTGATATGCAGAATTTCCCAACAGGAACTTTGGGATTTCCAGATTCTTATGGATTGTTAAAAATTAATGATGAAATTATTACATATACTGGAATAACTACTTTTGGATTTACAGGATGTGTTAGAGGATTCAGTGGTATTACTTCTTATAGAAGTCCTACTAATGCTGAAGAATTAGTTTTTGAATCTACAACGGCAGAACAACATGCTAAAGGATCGACTATAGAAAATTTAAGTTGTCTCTTCCTTAAAGAGTTTTTAACTAAAACTAAGCATCAAATTACACCAGGTTTAGAAGGAAGACAACTTACACCAAAATTAAATCAAGAAGTTTTTCTAAAACAGTCAAAAGATTTCTATTTAAGTAAAGGAACAGATAGAGGTTTTGAAATTTTATTTAAAGCCTTATATAATGAAAAAGTTAATATTATTAGACCTCGTGATTTCCTTTTTACACCATCTAATGCCAACTATAAGATTACAAGAGATTTTGTTGTAGAACCTATTGTAGGTGATCCAATGAATTTGGAGTTATCTACTTTATTCCAAGATGAATATAAAGGTTCTGATCTTGAGAAAGCATATGCTCCTATAACTCATGTAGAAAAAATTGCAGTAGGTGTTGGAGAGACATTTTATAAGTTTAGTGTAGATGCTGGATATAATAGAGACTCTAGGGTTGAAGGTGCTACTTATGGTACATTTAACACTCATCCTAGAACTAGAATAGTTGGTGCAGTATCAGCAGGAGCTACTACTTTTGATGTTGACTCAACAGTTGGGTTTGCAACAGACGGAGAACTTCATTGGAGATATATTGATGGTAGTGTAGGAGTAAGTTCATATACATCTAAAAACTTAACTCAATTTTTTGGATTAAGTGGAATTGGTAAAACTATTACAAGTGCAGAATCAGTTGGTATTAATACTTTTGCATATGGGCAATCAGTACTTAATCCAGATGAAACTGTTGAAGTTAGAATTACTTCTGTTGTTCATAATTTAGAATATGATAGAGCAAGTTGTCTTTATGGAAGTGGAGATAGTATAAAAATTAAATCTTTGGGAATAGGTAATACTGATTATCGATTATCCAATTGGTTCTATAATATTTCACCAACATATAAAGTAAAACAGTTGGGATTAATTGACGTTTCAGACTTTACTTATGAAGTCTTTACTGACGTTGATCATGGATTCAAAGTAGGAGACAGAGCTGTTCTTTCTAGATCTGCAGATGCAAGAACTGCTTATCCACCTTCTCTTATAAGTCAGATAACTTCCTCCAAATCTTTCATTATGAAAGAACAAGGAGAAATTGATGTCACTCGTTATCTTGATGATAATCCTTATATTATTGAAAGAAAAATTGCAAAGGTAAATGCATTAAACTTCCCCGAAGCATCTATATTTTCTAGTGATGTACAGAACGTTTATAAGGAGAGAGCAGAGGATAAACTTTTAATTACATCCCCATCCATTCCATCATATGATAGTTCCTCTTTGGGTGTTAATGCTAATAGAATTATCTTTAATGGAAGTTTTGAGGGAGATACTTTTAACATAATTGCAGATGCTACTACTCCTGTTGGAGTACCTATTTTTGACCACGGTTATTATACTGGAGATGCAATTTACTATACACCACAGATAATCAATGAAATTTATGTAGACACTACTAGTGGTACTAAATTAGATAATTTTGTTATTAAGTCTGAACTATTTCCCAATTCAGAAGGTCTTTATTTTATTAAACGAGTAGATGCAAATAGTATTAAACTTGCAAAAAGTAGATCTGATCTTTATTTTGAAAATTATGTATCTCTTGATAATGTAGGAATCGTAACAGATAATAGAATTGAACCATTTAGTTTTCATGAAGAAACTTTAAAATCACAAAAACTTGTAAGATCAATTAATCCACCAATTAATACTGGAACCATATATGAAACTACTCCAGGTACTACTGGTATTTTGGCAAATGGTGTAGAAATTTTAAATTATAAATCTTATGATAAAATTAATTATGGTGAAATTACAGGAATAGATGTTCTTGGGGGAGGTAAAGGTTATGATGTAATAAATCCTCCTATTGCTAGAATTGCTGACGCTGTTGGAACAGGTGCTACAGGATGTGTTGCCGTTAAAGGAACACTACAAGATATTAGACTTATAGATGCTGGATTTGGATATCAAGAAACTCCTGTAGTAACTATTACTGGGGGAAATGGTAAGGGTGCGACTGTTGGTGTAAACATGCAGTCAGTAACACATTCTATTCCTTTCTTCTCAAATTCTAGTAAAGTTGGATTGGGAACAACAGGAGATTTGCCATCTACAATTGGATTCTCAACTTATCACAAATTTGCCAATGGTGAGAGAGTAATATATGACACTAAAGGACAAAGTATAATTGCTGGATTAACAAGTGATTCAAGTTACTATGCTTCTGTGGTTGGAACTGGTGGAACTGTAATACGACTTCATACTACACAAGCAGGTGCTTTAGCAGGAATTCAAACTGCTGTTCTTACTGCTCGTGGTGATGGTGTACAGTTTATAAAGTCTTACAATACAAAATCTATTGTTGAATCTATTAATGTACTTACATCAGGATCTGATTATGAGAATAAGAAAAGAACCGTACAACCTGCAGGAATTAATACATCTTCAGATCAAATAAACATTCAAAACCATGACTATAAGAATGGAGAAATTGTTAATTATACTTGTACAGGAACACCTATTACAGGGTTAGCAACTGCTACTGATTATTATGTTTGTTTTGTAGATAGTGATAATTTTAAATTAACAAGTGTTGGTGTAGGAACTACTTCTAAAGATTACTATTATAGAACTAAACAATTCCGTGATTTGACTTATATTGGTGTAGGAACTCATCAATTTAATTATCCTCCTATTAATGTTTCATTAACAGGAAAAGTAGGAGTAGCATCTGTAGGAACAGAAACCTTTGAGGCTCAAATTCAACCAATATTCAGAGGAGAAGTTACATCTATTCATTTAATTGATAAAGGAGTTGGATATGGATCTTCTGAAGTTATTAATTTTGATAGAGAACCTGATGTAAGTTTATCTACTGGTACTGGAGCTGAAGTTATACCTATTGTTAATGGTGGATCTATTAGTGAAGTTTATGTTAAGTATAAAGGTAAAGATTATATTGCTCCTCCCGATCTTCAAATAAACGGACCTGGTTTTGGTGCTGTATTAACTCCTATTTTAAAAACTGTGGGAGTTGGAACCACTGCAACTTATC